GATGGATGAAGGAATCTATATCGGGTTTGAAGCTAACGCTACGGACGCCGGGGACATGCTGTGGGAAGGCGTCAAAACTGGCAGACTGTCAGCATTGTCAATTGTTGGTGAAGGGACCAGGGAGGCGATATGAACCGTTTACGTTTCAAGAAACTGCTTAGTATCGGTGCGGTCGAAGACCCCGATAACGAAGCTTCACAGATCATGCTTTACAAATCGAAAGACCAAGAACCCGAACCGGGTCTAGTTGAGAAGAAAGGGGACTCGATGTCGTTTGATGTTGATTCCCTCAGCGACGAAGCAAAGGCGCATATCACAGGATTAGAGGCGCAGATTGCGGAGTTGACTGAGACACCTGAAGCTCTTCCCGAAGACCTACCCGACTTGGTAACGAAACGTCTTGACGAACAAGACGTGACGATTGAGAAGGAACGGGTTGAGAAGGCCGCACTCGCTAAAGAGGTTGCGGACCTGAAAGACGGAATGGCGACAGAGAAATATTCGGCCAGGGCCGCAGTGCTAGAAAACTTGCTCGGTAAACCCGAAGAAGTCGCACCAGTACTCAAAGCCTTAGCTACCGCGGATGCGGAAGCGTTCGGCAAGTTGGACGCAATGTTCGACACGCTAATCGTGAAAGACGTACTCGCACCACTCATGGCAGAGTTGGGTGACTCGTCTGCGACGGGTTCGGCAAACGACCAGATAGCTGTCCATGCGACGGAGATCAAGAAAAACCAACCGGAGTTGACGATGGTCGCCGCCCGCGCGCAGGCGTGGACGGAACATCCTGAACTCAAAGACCTATCGCGAGAGGAGTCATAAATGGCTTTCGCTCAATCGCAGCCAACGGTCTCGATGATAGCTGAAACTACTTTCAGTTCTGGAGACATATACAAGTTTGTGCGAGTGACGTCGTCAGTCGGCAGGGTAGGCGTTACCGGATCGTCCGATGCCACCTTTATCGTCGGCACGCTACTTTCCGAAACGTATTCGACGTCCACTGGGGCGAACGAAGCTGTCACCGTCGGACTCCTGTCCGGCATCGGCAAGGTTCTCATGGCCGGTTCGACACTTATGGTAGGCGCACCGATTTCGGCGTCGTCTCTCGGCTTCGGCACCATCTGTACGACGGGCCAGACACAGATCGGTATCGTCGTTGAGGCCGGGACCGAATTCGGGTCGTCCGGTACAGCGGGCGCTCCCGGTGGCTCGTCCTCAACTGGACGTGTCGCTTCAGTCCTGTTCGTGCCAAGCTACATACTACACAGTTCATAGGAGGTGGGATAAATGCCAACACCAACACTCAGCGATATTCATGTCGATCAGGCACTCACCGACTTTTCGGTGGCTACCTTCCAAGACGCTGCGGGTTTCGCAGCGACCAACGTGTTCCCTATCGTCAACGTTCAGCAACGTTCCAACAAGTACTACGTGTACGATGCCAAGGAATTGTTGCGAAGCGACGCGCAGAAGCGTGGACCCGGTACGGAATCCGCAGTCAGAGATTACAAAATTTCGACTGATAACTACCACTGCGAAGTGTATTCAATCGCGGTAGACGTCTCCGAACAGGAGACAGCTAACGCAGACCCTGCACTCGATCCTGAAGAGGACGCGGCGCGGGTCACGATACAAGACATTCGCATCAAAATGGATCAGGAATGGTCTAGGGCTGCGTTCACGACTGGCATCTGGGCTACAGAGTCGACGGATACGTGGGACACTTCCACGGGTATCCCGACTCTGACTATTGCGACGGCCGTGAAGGCTGTCCTGTCTGCTTCGGGGAAGCGTCCTAACACTCTGGTGTTGGGTGCCGACGCGTGGTATTCAGGACTGTGGACGTCGACGCAACTCATGGACCGTATCCCGGCGAATTTGCCTAAGATTGTGACCCCTGAATTTGTCGGACAACTGTTCGGCTTTGACAGGGTCTTCATTCTGGGTGCGATTCAATCGACTGGTATGCAGGGTTCGTCTGGCATTTCGCCAGCGTTCATCAGCCACGGCGACCACGCCCTGGTAGCGTATGTCGATCCGGTTGCGAATCTGCGGTCCCCGACAGCGGGTAAGACGTTCATGTGGTCCGGGTTGACCGGCGGCGGTGACGGTGTCCGTACGAAGCGGCTTGAAATGCCGTGGAAGGATGCCTATCCCCGTGTGGAGACAGACGTGGCTTTCGACTTCAAGGTTGTATCCACGGAACTCGGAGCCTTAATCAAGCACGTTACCGCCTAATGGCTTTTCGGGTCACAGGACCGATTACCAAATATGGCCGCTATTATGCGGCGGGGGAAATCATTAACGAACCGTTGACTTCGGTTGAACGGTCGTTGAAGAACCTCCTACAGTGGGAAAAGGTTGAAGACCCGAAGCCTCTTGGGCAGTTAAACAAGTCTCAGCTTCTCCAACTCGCCGACGATGGCGGGTTGGAGACTGCTGGGTTGACTAAGAAACAGTTGCTAGAAGCACTTAGCTAGGAGAATCAATGTCCGACGACGTACAGTCGCAAGACGAAACCGACGAGTCGTTAGTGGCGGAAGCCGCTGATGAAGAACCGTTGCAGTTCGACTTCCCAACTTTAGTTAAACCCAAAGTTTCTATCGTCGGATTCGCAACCGGGTCGGCGCACAAAGCCCCGTTCGCAGACGACGAGGTAGAGACGTGGGGAATCAACCAACTTTGGAAACAACTACCTGACCGTAGGTGGGACCGCTGGTTTGAGTTGCATTCCCTCTACGACTTCTATCACGCGAACGAAGGCCACCAGGACTGGCTGCGGTCGCTTGCCGCCGCCGACATCCCCGTCTACGTCCGTGAAGAGGACTACTTGTTGGCGTTGAAGTGGGGGATAACGTCGGCGCAGCCGTTCCCGCATCGGGTATTGCTTGATCGGTTCCGACCCTACTTTACGAACACCATAAGCTGGCTGATTGCGTTGGCGATAATGATGCACCCCGACGAGTTGGGTTTGTACGGCGTCGACATGGCGCAAGACGGGCTACTAGCCGCCGAATACAGTGAGCAGCGTCCGTCGTGTGAATATTTCCTTGGCATCGCAGAGGCGACACTCCCGTCGTTGATCATCCCCAACGGCTGCGATTTGTTGGGTTCCACGCACCTGTACGGGTATGAGGATTCGGGTCGGACGTTGGAGAAGATGACGAACCGTTTCGTTGAGTTGGGTACGAACAAAGAACAGGTGACGCAGCAGGTCGCCCAGTTGAAAGCCCAGGTCGTCCAAGGTGAAGGAACTCTCGCGGCCCTTCAGGGCGCACAGCAAGAGATAACTTATTGGCGTAAGAACTGGTTGACGTTACCGGCATCGGAGGAAAATTGACCGCCACGTATACGAACAATCCGACGGGTCGGCCGATAGACCGCGTCCGGTTGGAGATTGACGATAGGGATACGATCCCCGAAACAGATGCACTCCTATCGGACCAGGAAATACAATACTACATTGATTCGCATAACCATATTCTGCTGGCGGCGGCTGCGGCGGCGGACCAGTTGGGTGCCAAGTTCGCTGACGATCCGAAGTCGAAGAAGGTCGGCGACCTGGAAATAAATTACGGGTCGGAAGGCCGGTCGGCCACGTTCAAAGCGACGGCTGTGAAACTGCGGGCGCAGGTAGCAAGGTCTGGTGCAGGCATCTTTGCGGGTGGCTTGTCGAAAGCAGAGAAGCGTACAGGCCGGGCGGACACAGACAAAGTACAGTCAGTGTTCCGAATCGGTCAAGACGATAATACCGGAACGTCGGGGGTGCTATCGTCCTGATGGCGTTCACGACACCGCTACTTGCCTTGTTTTCTACAACGGTTACACATGCGGCGTGGACAGGCATGTCAGCAGACGGGTATGCCGTCCCGACTTATTCGGCGTCGGCGTCAACGTATGCGGCACGGATAGTGTCGGAACAGCGCCTGGTGCGGACGTTTGACGGTACGGAGGAACTAGCGACCACAACAGTTTGGGTAGCATCCACTTCCACGTTCTCGGCGTTGGATCAGTTCACTTTACCTGACGCCACAACACCCGAACTTTTGTCCCTTGAGATTTATCGTGACGAAGACGGCATCACACAC